CTTGAGTCAGGCGCTGCTTTGATCTACGCGTAGCGTCCCCACACGCAGGGCACCCAGCCCCTCCGGGTTTACGGAGTTGGCCGCAGTATTGTTTGAACTCGCCGTGCTCAGGGCAAATGATACCTGTGATGGGCTTTAGCGCCTCAGTGTAAACCGCGTTCGAGAAATCATAGCGATCCAAGACCTCTTTGGGGAACTTGGAAAGGACGCGTTGAAGATCGTATACCATTGACTATCCGTTTCATAGGAACTTAATTTACAGATAGTTTGAAGCATAAGACGCCCAATGTCAACGCCAAAGAAAAAGGGCCCCGGTTTTACCCGGAGCCCTGAAAACATCAATGTTTTCAGATAGTTACTAGACGCCAGCGGTGCCAAACAGGGCTCGAGGATCAGTGAATCCAACAGCGTATCGTTCGGTTGACTTGAACCGCATCGACGATGTGTCGAAGTCACCTTCCATCCCTTTTTCAAGAGCACGGCGCTTGACAATCTTCAGACCTTCAGGTGCGTCGGTCTTCACCCACCAAGCGGTGGTCGAAGTGATACGCGACATGTTGGCCTGACCGTCGTCCAGCATCCCCATCGACTTGACGGGGTTGATGTCGTTGTTGGCAGTGCCAGCCCGCAGGACGGACTTCAGCAGCACTTCCGCCTGGAACACGTTGGACGGGCCAGTGACAATCGACTTCGGGGTGAGCCGAATGCGCTTGCCATTGTTGTCCACCGCGTTGCGGATTTGAACGAGCATCTGCTCCAGCGAGGTCTGCGAGAGGTTCGCAGCGGTAGCCAGAACGTTCGAGAAGGTGCCGCCCACAATCGGGTGAGAGGCGTTCACCAGAGACACGCCGTCGCCACCCGTATACGAGCTATTGAAGGCTCGGTTCAGGATGTTGGCGGTGAGGGTCTCCTTGGTCTCGACCATCGACTGAGCAAGGTGCTTGGCGTAGGTCTGACCGATACGGACGTGATCACCATCCTCAACGAGGACCTGGGTCAGGGCGAAGGCCAGACCGTAGACCTTGTAGAGGTAACGCTGGATGAACAGCACGCCACCGGACTGATAGGTGACGGGCATACCATCGGGCAGTTCCGGGGCAGCGCCGAAGCCGTATTGAACGACTTCTTCATGGTAGGCGCGCGGAACACCGGTGATCTCCTCGAACACCTGCTTCCACTCGTCTTTGCGTTGGTCGTAGACTCCATCGAAGCTTTTGTTAAGGATAGGCTCAACGATGCTTCTGAAATCGCTACTGCGCATAGGCGTAGCCATAACTAGTTATCCTTCTGGGTTGTAATCCGGGGATTCTTAATCCCTCGGATACGTTTTTCACGGGTCTCAGGGTTGTCCCATGACTTACTGATCCCCTCTGACCGGCCAGCGAGCATCGCCGCCCGCTTTTCAGGGTCGTTCCAAGCAGCGCGGCGCTTCTCAGCCATACGCTCTCGGAACTCAGGATCGGCCCAACGCAATTTTGAAGCCTCGCTACTCTGACGGCGATGTTCGTCGCTGTTAGATTTCTGAGCATTTGCACGCCTAGCAGCGTCAGATGCTTCAGTGCGAGTCTTTTTCTTACCCCGCATGGATGCCGAAGCCCTGGCCTTGTAGTCAGGGTCGGACCAAGCTGCCAAGTTTTTGGCTCGGGTCGCTGCGCTACGCTTTTCGCGAATCACAGGGTCCTTGGCCATGATGGCTGCGTGAATTGCCATCTTGTCCTTGGCCGATTGCGGCATGACAAAACCGGAAGTTCCTTCGCCTCCGTCAGTCATGTTGGTAAGACGCACTCCGGATCGCTTCAGACACTTGATCAGGCCCCGCTCCAGTTCAAAGGCCGTAGCCTCATCAGAGCAGTCTATTGACCCAATCAGAATATTCTCAGCACCGTGTTTCTCAACCACATGACCGTGATGGCGGTTGCGGTGAGGGGTAGGCTTGCGTCGGGCACCCACACCCTTGCCGACGTAAAACACACCGAACTGGTCGGTAGTTTCAGGCCGAGCATGGATGTAGGCGTAGTAAGTCACGTTCTCATCCGCTCTTAGTAAGCGGCCACGTCAGCGACATTCTGATGTTCGCTGATTTGGACCTGAGCGATGACGTAGGTGTCACCCCAGTTGTTGTCGGCACCGGGCGTGATGCCCAGCAGGCGGAACGAGGCATTGGTCGTGGCAGAAGCAACGTCAAGCATCATGGCAGAGATACCGACAGTGGAGTTACCGGTGCCGATGGTGGTGAAGTCAAACTGCTTGCCGATGTCAGTGATAGCCAGAGCGGCGTTCGACTGAATCTCGTAGGTGATTTGCGGGTCACGGGTGACGTAAGCCACAATATCAGTGCCGGTGGTCGAGGCGGTCCACTTGTTGGAGTAGCGCCGACGACCGTCGGAGTCGGTCCACTCAACACCCTGGAAGGTGCCGATGAAGCGATCACCAATGGCAGCAGCCGCAATCGTGCCTTCGCCAGTGGACGACGGGACGATCTTGACCGGTTGGTTGGCGAAGATGTCGGTAGCATACGTCGAGCGGATCGTCATCTGGGTCGGACGAACCGTCCCAGAAGGCGAATAGACCGGACGCAGCCCGAACGGGGCGGAAGTCGCAGACATAATTACCTCATTGATGTGAGGTGAATGGGGAACCCGCGCCTAGTCGAATTGACCACGGCGCGGCGCGAATTGACGCATTTCCTGATAACCTTCGTCCTCATAGACCTCGACGTTATCACGAGCGGCCTGATTCCTGATGAAATCAGCGGTGTCGGCAAGTTTGCCTTCTTCGCGATTAGGTGCATCGTGGTGAGCTTCCTGCATGAACATCTCGTAGAGGCTCATGGGTAGCTTAAACGCGAGCATCTCGTTGACACCGATCATACCCGCCCATTCGCCGGTCTTCTGAGTCGCGTATTCCATACCGGGAACTTCCTCGGGACGGACGGGCTCATAGCCAAGCTGCATCCGGCGATGGATGCTGTCGCGGGTGTTGGTCGTCGTCAACCAGCAGAGGTGCCAACCAGGGATTTGAGGGAGGTCGGGCAGTGCGTCGTTGAATAGTTGATTGCGGAACATGTTCAGCCGGTCGTTGTCGCTGATGTCACGACGCTCTGTGACCGCACGGTCTTCAGATTGCCGCGAGCGACGACTGGCTCCAACTTCCTTCGCAAGGCGTTCGTCTACTTCCATTTGGCTGGCTCCTTTTAGCTGGCCGATTTGTCGTAAGCAGCGTATTCCTTGAGCATCTGGTTCCTGAGAGCAACGTCGTCCCAGTAACCAGCGTCCATCATAGCCTGCTTGCGTTCAGGTGTCACGTAAACTTGTTTACGCGTCGAAGTGGGGGCGTGTTGGCTTACCGTTCCTTGCGGAGGAGCCTTGCGCTTTGTGCTCGTTTCTTGAGTCCGCTCAGGAGGATTTGAGTTCCCGATGCGGTTGTTCAAGCGACGAGTCAGTTCCTCGTAGTATTCCACAGAGCGAGGATCATATCCCTCGTTCGGAAGAACCCGGTCGATGGCGAGGGCAATGGCGCTCTCCTCCGTTCGGCCAGAAGCGTCGAACCAGGGGTTGGCAGCAGCCCACTCACGAGCGAGGGAGGCGATGCGGGGATCAGGACCTTGGTGGGACGGTTGAGCAGCCTGCTGCTTGGCCGCTGCAAGCTGGAGGACCTTGTTCTGAGCCTCCTCCTTGAGGCGCATGGCCGTGACCACATCTTCGCCGTTACCAGCCTCTACGGCACGAGCGATAATGGCATCAGCGGTCTGGACCTCGCGCTGGGCCTCGGAGAGCCGGTAGTCGAGGCGCTCCTCGGTCTGACTGCGGACGGACCCCTCGATGCTGTTGACCCGCTCCATGAGGAGTTGGTTCTGTTCTCGCAGCAGTTGGAGTTCACGCTGGGCGCGGTCCCGTGCAGCCTTCTGGACTTCACGGCGCTTGCGGTTCTTGTTGGAGGCGGAGGTCTTTTCCTCCTCGTCCTCGGGCTCATCAGACTCAGCTAGGCGCTCGTCCTCGGAATCTTCGGGTTCAGGCTCTACCTCAGGCTCCGGTTGTTCGACCGGGATGTCTTCGGTTTCAAGTTCAATGACCTCGATGTCGTCATCGTCGAGTTCG